ATGTAAAAGAAGATCGTGTCGTATTTCCTGTAGTCCATAACAATATCATGGTGGACGCAACAGGTAGAGCACTAGGAAAAAAGTTACCTAAGTGGAAAAGATATGGAAAAAACCCCTTGCCATACGTATCTGGATGTGGTAGAACTGGGGTAGTCGTTGAGGACTGTGTGAGTGCAGCTATTGTAGGTGCGACAGATGGTTCTGGATGCTCAGAGGGTGGCGTATATGTCGGGGTAGCAGTGTTGGGTACGTCACTCTCTGAGGTACATAAGAAGTACTTATCACAGTTCGACACGATTATTATTGCACTTGACCCTGACGCATTACCAAAGACGCTGCAATTTGCTAAAGAACTAAGAGGTTATGTAAACAATGTAAAAGTTTTACGTTTGATAGATGACCTTAAATACCGTAACCCTACCGACATTAGAAACTTAAACACACTAGGAGAAACATAAATGGAATTATCATTAATACGAAGCTTGATGGATAGAGAGTTCTACGATGACCATCGTGGCGCTAAATGTCCTGACAGATTATTCAGTAAAGATGTACGCAAGATCAAGCAAGCCATCGACAAGGCTATGGATCGTTATGAGCGTACAGTTACACCAGATGAGATTGAGGCATTGTTCATGTCAAACAATCCCACCATGACAACAGCACAGAAACAGGCGTATGGTTCTTTGTTTAACCAGATTAAACGTGAGTCACCTATGGGTGGTGACGTAGCACAAGAGGTGCTGTCTAAGCTGTTCCAACAGGTAGTAGGCGAGGACATTGCCAACCTTGGGTTTGACTATGTGAATGGTGACAAGAATAGTCTTGAGCCACTACGTGATTTGCTTGAGCGTTATGGTGATGACTTTACACCAGACTTACAGATTGAGTGGGATGACATTGAGATTGACACGTTGCTCAACATGAATGACTTGGAGTCACAGTGGACGTTCAACGTTCCTAGCTTGACACGTAAGGTAGAGGGCGTAAATGCAGGACACCTGATTGAGGTGGGTGCTAGACCTAACACAGGTAAGACATCCTTCCATGCCTCTCTTATCGCTGCTCCTAATGGCTTTGCCCATCAAGGTGCTAAGTGTGTTATATTATGTAACGAGGAAGCCTCACACCGTGTTGGTGCTAGGTATCTTACAGCAGCTACAGGTATGACAATACAAGAGGTCAAGGCTAACCCTTCTAGAGCACGTGATAAGTATGAGGCAGTCAAGAAGAACATCAAGATCAAGGACGCAAGTAATCGTGACATGGCATGGGTAGAGTCAGTATGCAAGTCATACAAGCCTGACATTGTAATACTAGACATGGGTGATAAATTCGCTAGGACTGGTGGCTTTGCTAGACCTGACGAGGCACTGAAAGCTAATGCTATCTATGCCCGACAGATTGCCAAGTCTCACAACTGTGCTATCTTCTACATGTCTCAGCTATCTGCTGACGCAGAGGGCAAGGTACTACTCAACCAGAGTATGATGGAAGGTTCTCGTACTGGTAAGGCAGCAGAGGCTGACCTCATGGTACTGATTGCTAAGAACCCAGTGGTTGACGGTCAAGAGGAAGAGGATACACAACGCCACCTAAACGTGGTCAAGAACAAACTTAGTGGATGGCATGGTGTTGTTCACTGTGAGTTGGAATACAAGACAGCGAGGTACACAGTATGATAGACGTAACATTAATTGATAGCATGGGCAGTGACCTTACTGTAGTAAACTCTGCTCGTGTAAGCTTCAACAAGAAGAGTGATTGGGATGAAGACAATACACTTACGGTGAGTGACGGTATTCTTATATCGTACCTCGCAAGACATAAACACATGTCACCTTTCGGACATTGCTTTGCTACCTTCCATGTCAGAGCACCAGTGTTTGTAGCTAGGCAGTTAGTCAAGCACAAGTTCCTTAGATGGAATGAGGTGAGCCGTAGGTATGTAGATGATGAGCCTGAGTTTTTTTACCCATCTACCAATGTCACAAAATGGAGAGGACGTGCAGATGATAAGAAACAAGGCAGTCGAGGTGTTGTAGAAATATCAAACAAAGGTATTAGTGCTCTAGCTAAACATGAAATGTGGTGTGTGAAAACTTATAAACAGTTGTTAGAGGATGGTGTAGCACCAGAGCAAGCACGTATGGTATTACCTCAGAGTACAATGACAGAGTGGTACTGGTCTGGTAGCTTGGATGCTTGGTCAGATATGTGCAGACTACGACAGAGTGAGGACGCACAAGAGGAGACACGTCTAGTTGCTAATTATATTAGTACTGAGATGGGGAAATTATTCCCTAGTTCGTGGATAGCATTAGAGGCATACAGCAGATGAGTGAATTAAAAGAATGGCACATTGATAAACGTAAAGGAATTTCGAAAGAAATTAGGCACATGACAGAGGAAGAACGTCAACGTGCTAAAGAAAAAGAGGAGGCTAACACATGTACACAGTCGAGTTTGAAAAAGACGCCTCAATAGTTACATCACTAGATGAGACTGACAGATTTGAGGATGTAGAGATGGTGATAGGTGAGGATGATACTGTTTATTTAAGACAGTTTGAGCCTAACCTAAACGAACATCAGATTATTTACATATCGTATCAACAACTATTAGATTTAGTAACCTCTTTGAATAGCACAGAGGGAGCGTTTTATGCAAAACTAAGAGGAGGAACACTACATGACACATAAGGATATGTTTGACGAAATAAGATTAAACACTTTTGTTAAGAGATTAGGACTAAGCATTGATGAAGTTGAACATGCATTAAGTTTGTATGCACATAATAAAAGGTTTGACAAAGAGCTTGATGAGCATTATAACGTAGATAACGACACAATAGATGAAGACTGGGATGATTGGCATCCTAACGATTTATAGGAGAGTAAATGAAACTAACACTCGACATAGAGAACACTGTGACCAAACGGAATGGCAAGCTACACCTTGATCCATTCGAGCCAGATAATACAATGGTTATGGTGGGTATGCTAGATGATCTTGGACACGAGGACATTGTAACATTCGATCATTCAGAGCAACAACCTACCACAGAGGGGCGGTACATTGTCCAAAAGAAACTAGACGATGCCGCCCTTCTAATTATGCACAACGCTTCACATGACTTGATGTGGCTATGGGAGTCAGGCTTTACCTACGAGGGTGAGATATTTGACACCATGCTAGGTGAGTATGTGCTACAGCGTGGACAGAAAGAACCACTATCTCTTGAGGCTTGTGCTGAGAGGTATGACCTTGACACTAAGAAACAGGACAGTCTCAAGGAGTGGCTCAAGGCAGGTAAGTCTGTACGTGACATGGATCACACTGAGTTATCTGACTACCTGTCTGCTGACCTACATGCTACTCAGCAGTTGTATGACCGTTTGCGGATACAGTACGAGGAGTGCAACTCACTGGAAGCAACGATCAAACTGACTAATCAATTGGCGGTACACCTTGCACGTATTTATCAGCGTGGGTTTACCGTTGACACAGAAGCTTTGGAAGCTGTGCGTATAGAGTTTGAACAAGAGCGTGTTACATTGACACGTGAACTAGAAGAACAGATACGTCAGTTGATGGGTGATCGCCCTATCAATCTCAATAGTCCAGAGCAATTGTCTTGGGTTATCTACAGTAAGAAGCCAAAGGATAAAAAGGTATGGGCAGATTTGTTTGAGCCTTACATGCCTGACGCAAGCTATCGTTCAATCGTACACAACAACTCAGAGAAGTTGTATAAGCAAAAAGCAAGGCAATGTCAGTCCTGTAATGGTACTGGCAAGACATACAGAACAAAAAAGGATGGATCACAATATGCTAGACCTAACAATTGTAGCTCATGTAATAGCATGGGCTTTAACTATATTGATAATATATCTACTGTGGGGGGGTTAAAGTTCAATGCTCCCACCTCAAAATGGATTTCAGCTAACGGTTTCGCCACAAGCAAGGACAGACTTGTACACCTTGAAGGTGTGGCTAGATCACGTAATATGCAGGACGCAGTTGACTTCTTACAACGAGTTCGCAGGTTGTCTGCCGTTGATACATATCTATCAAGCTTTGTGGAAGGTATCAACAACTATGTAAAACAGGACGGTAAGCTGCACGTTAGCTTGCTGCAACACAGGACTGCCACTGGTAGATTGTCAGGGGCTAACCCTAACATGCAGAACATGCCACGTGGCGGTACATTCCCTGTCAAACGTGTATTCAAATCACGTTGGGATGGCGGTCAGATTATGGAGGCAGACTTTGCTCAGTTAGAATTTCGAGTTGCTGCGTTCCTATCTCAGGACAAGACTGCCATTGACGAGGTGACTACTGGCTTTGATGTACATAGTTACACTGCCAAGGTTATCTCTGATGCAGGTCAGACTATCTCTAGACAGGACGCAAAGGCTCACACATTTGCTCCTCTGTATGGTGCAAGTGGATTTGGACGCACACCTGCAGAGGCTGCGTACTATGAGCAGTTCACTAAAAAGTATAGGGGTATAGCCAGATGGCACAAAGAGCTTGCACGAGAGGCTGTAGGCACTGGAAAGATACGTACACCTTCAGGTCGTGAGTTTGCATTTCCTGATGTAGTGCGTAGAGCAAATGGTAGTGTGACATATTTCACACAGATTAAAAACTTTCCAGTGCAGTCATTTGCTACGGCTGACATCGTACCTATATCGTTAATATACATTGACAAGATGTTAGGTGCTAATCAATTACACAGTTGTATAGTCAATACCGTACACGATTCAATCGTGATTGACGTACACCCAAACGAGAAGGACAAAGTATTACGGATAATAAATG